TTATGAAGAAATAGACATTGCAAGAAAAGGATTGAATGAAGAAGAATTAATTATAGGATCGGCGAAAAAAATAAAATGAAATTCCTTTATAATTGCCCAAAATGTTATTATTGCGAGGCATACGAACATGATAATAAAACACAATTATTATTGCATTGCCCCGAATGTTTAAATAATAAAGGGAATTTAATCGCATTGGTAAAAACAAAGATTGACGAAAGGAATGTGAATTAAAATAAATAATCGTTGCTATTGTAATATTTTATTTTTACATTAGTTAAGAGAGAAAACAAAAGAGGAAAAATGGAATACTCTAAATTTTTAAAATCTAAAACAATTGAAAATAAAAATTCTGGTATTGAAGTACAAACAGAACAAATCAACAGTAAGTTGTTCCCATTTCAAAAACAAATAATCCAGTGGACATTAAAAAAGGGGAAGACTGCAATTTTTGCCGATTGCGGGTTGGGTAAAAGTTTTATGCAATTAGAATGGGCGAGATTAATTAATAAAAAGACTTTAATTTTATGCCCCCTTGCAGTTGCCAAACAAACAATAAAAGAAGCTGAAAAATTAAACATCAGAATTAAGTATGTCCGGGATCAGTCTGAAATTGAATCTAAAATATCTATAACTAATTATGAAATGGTCGAACACTTTAATGCAACACAATTTGATGCGGTAGTATTAGATGAATCAAGTATATTAAAATCTGTAAATGGCAAAACCAAAACAAAACTTATAGAAATGTTTCAATCAACCCCATATAAATTGTGTTGCACTGCTACACCTGCACCCAATGATGTTGCAGAATTTGCAAACCATGCAGAATTTTTAAATATTGCAACCCGGCAAGAAATGCTATCAATGTTTTTTGTTAATGATGCATCACATGGGGAAGGGTGGAGATTAAAAGGGCATGCCAAAAATAAATTTTATAAATGGTTGGCGTCTTGGTCTATTATGTTAAAATTGCCTTCTGATATTGGATTTGGGGATGATGGATATATATTACCGAATCTAAACATTTACCCTGAATTTGTAGATGTAGATAGCAAAGAGATGGCAGAACAAATGGGGGTTTTGTTTATTGCATCATTGGAAGGGATTAAGGGAAGATCAAGAGTCCGCAAGTTGACAATCGAAGAAAAAGTTAAAAGGGCAGTAGAAATAATAAACAAGAATGACGAACAATGGATTGTTTGGTGCGGGTTAAATGACGAAGGTAGAATTTTACATAAAGAATTAAACGGTCAATCTTCTTTATTGGAAGGACAACACACAATAGATTATAAAATTGACAAAACAAATGATTTTTTAGACAACAAAACAAAAGTATTGATTTCTAAAACCAAAATATCCGGATTTGGTTTGAATCTACAAAACTGCCACAACCAATTGTTTTTAGGATTGTCTGATAGCTATGAAACATATTATCAGGCGATTAGAAGATCTTGGCGGTTCGGGCAAAAAAAACCAGTCAATATCCACATTGTTTTGTCTGATTTGGAACATGTAATATTAGACAATGTATTAAAAAAAGAAAAAACAACAAAGGAAACTTCAAAAATGATGGTAGAAAATATGTCTGAATTTCAGAAAGAGGAATTGGGATTGTTGCAATCAAGCAATGATAAATATTCAGAAGAAAAGATTGTTGCTAATGATTTTACCTTATATAGGGGTGATTGTGTTGAACAAATGAAAAACATTAAAGATGAATCGGTAGACTTTTCTATATTCTCGCCACCATTTGCTTCATTGTATGTTTTTTCTGATTCAGAAAGGGACATGTCTAATTGTAAAAACTATCAAGATTTTTTTTGTCACTTTAAATATTTTTTAAAAGAGCAATACAGGGTTGTAAAGCCGGGCAGAATTTCAGCGGTTCATGTTGCTCAACTTGCGACAACTTTGAATCACGATGGATTTATAGGCATTAAAGATTTTAGGGGAAAGATTATTAACCTTTTTTTAGATCAGGGGTTTAATTTTCATGGCGAAGTTGCGATTGACAAGAGTCCAGAAGTGCAAGCAGTGAGAAACCATGTTAAGGGTTTAATGTTTTCCCAACTTCACAAAGATTCTTCATGGTGCAGGGTTGGGCTTGCCGATTATTTATTATTATTCAGGAAGCCCGGCGAAAATATAGTACCAATAAAGCCAAACATAACAAACGAACAATGGAAAAAATGGGCAAGACCAATATGGTATGACATAAACGAAACAAATGTATTAAATACAAAACAAGCGAAAGCAAGGGCAGACGAAAGACACATGACACCATTGCAACTTGACTTGATTGAACGTGCAATTATACTGTGGAGTAATCCAAGAGAGACTGTATTTTCACCATTTGCAGGAATCGGATCAGAGGGTTATCAAGCAGTGAAACAGAATAGAAAATTTGTCGGCACAGAACTAAAACAAGAATATTTTAATATGGCGTATTTAAATCTAGAACGTGCAATTAGTGAAAAAAACCAAGTAGAATTAGCCTTATAAATTAAAATCCCGGAACACCCACCAACCTACAATTATTTTTTGTAAAAACTGCACCAGACATAAACCCCTGATAAAATCTTGTATAAATAATTATATCCATTCCCGGATATGCCCGCACCGATTTATTCAATGTTATAGTTAAGTTATAAGGATCATTGTTATATACGAAGAACATATAAGAAAATAACCAATCGCCGTTTCCATTAATTGCTTCGATCTTTAAATAGGTTTTTAATTTAACAAACCGCTTCTGGGTGAACTCTTGTTTATCCCATTCAGCATCAACCGTTAATTTAATATATTGTTTAATTTGATCTTCTTCCCAAGTGAATACGGCAACAGAAGAATTTTTTAAATAAATATCAAAATTGGATACGGCGGTTTTGTTAAGTGATAAGTTATTATTATTTAACGTGTTATCTATCAAGGGGTTTGTTTCACAATACACAAACAACAGGGCGATGAATAAAATTGTTTTGATTTGACTGAATTTTTTTTGTATCATATAAGTATAATATACTAAATCAGGACAACAGAAAGCAATACAATTATTTATAATGCCGAAAGAAACTAAAGCAACACAAGTAGAAATATATAACAGAGAAACAAAAATAATGGAACTTCTTTGTGAAGCCAAGACAAAAAAATATATAATAGACTATGCCTTAGAGCATTGGAATATATCACCCCAACAGACCCAAAATTACATTAAAAAATGTTACCAAAACATAAAAGAAGAATCAAAAACAATCAGAAAAAACTTTTTATCACTATCTTTAAGACGTAGAGAAACATTATACAGGAAGGCTTTAAACGCTACAGATTATAGATTAGCACTTGATATTATTAAAGATACAGACAAATTATTAGGACATTTTCAACCCGAAGTAATAGTTAATAATTTTACACAGTTTAACCAATTAAACCAAATTAATGCAAAAACCGTTGAAGAACTCCACGAAAAGTTTGCTAATCGCTTACATGAAATCGGGAAAGACGAACAGTCTGATTAAATCACCCGAAGATTATTGCGACTTTTTGTATTATATTAACGACCCAAAATTATGGGAAATGGAATGGCACAATTGCAGAATAAACGAAATTTGGTTTATGAATCATTGGTTATATATTGAAAACAGGGACACAAGAAAGACACAACTATTTAGCTTGAATGCAATCCAAAAAAAGTATTACGCCGAACATACCAATTTAGACATCATATTAAAAGCAAGAAAAATGGGAATATCTACTTTTGTTTCTGGGCGGTTTTTCCATAAAGTTTGTTTTATTGAGAATATGAAAGCGTTTATTATTGCCCATGAATCGACATCGAGTGAAGAAATATTTAAAACAATTAGAATGTTTTATGATTTACTTCCGCCCCAATTAAGACCAGTCGAAAAGTTTAATTCCAAGCGTGAATTAGAATTAGTTAAATCACCCTACGGGCACAGATTAAATAGTAAATACGCCATATTGACTGCGGGGGCGAAATCCGCCGGGCGTGGTGTTGATGCTGATTATTTGCATATGTCGGAATATAGTTCTTATAGCAATGTTAATGAAATATCAACGGCGATTGGGCAAGCATTAACGAGGGATGCAACCGTATCAATTGAATCAACGGCAAAAGGATTGAATAGTTTTTACGATGAATATAAAAAAGCAAAGGATAATGAATCTAATTATAAACCATTCTTTTTTAGTTGGTTTGATGATCCAGAATATAAACGAGAAATCCCGGAAGGAATTAAACTAAAATTAAGTGACAAATTAAAGAAGTTGCAGAAGGATTTTAATTTAACAGACGAACAGATATATTGGTATCAACAGAAATCAAAAGAACCGGGTATGTCAATATATATGCCCCAAGAATATCCAAGTACGGACAATGAAGCATTTTTAATGTCGGATGATTGTATATTTGATACGGACAAATTAATTGATTGGAATAACAAGGCAGAAAAATATAAACCGATCCATAAATTATATGGTGGCGATCTACTAATTTATAATGTACCTAAAAAGAAAATTAAAGAAGGTGAATCAAAACCTAAATACATAATCGGTGCAGACACCGCAACAGGCGAGGGAAACGATTATTCAACATTCTTTATTATGGATATTGAAACGAGGGAACAAGTTGCATCGTATAAGGGCAAAAAGAGTATTGAAGAATTTAAGAAGTTGGTATATAGATTTGCTTTAATGTATAACAATGCGAAGATTGCACCGGAACGAAATTTTCTTGGGTATGCCGTTATTGATTATTTAAGGAAAAAAATTAAATATCCATATATATACAGATATAAAGACCCGATTGAGAAAGCGGGCAAAGGTTACAAATACGGGTTTGATACTAATTCCAAGACCCGCCCAATCTTAATTGCTGATATGTTGGAAGCATTAGAAAATGATCTTGTGTTAATAAAAGATAATCGGATCATTTCAGAAATGAAAACGTTTGTCAAAAAGGAATCCGGGAAAATAGAACATCAGGACGGGTGCAATGATGATTTATTATTTTCGTTAATGATTAGTATTTATGTAGCAAACAGAGAAATTAAATTAGCGGTGGCATAACATGATTGACTTTATTAAACTTTGGTTTTTTAGAATATTTTTTGTTGTAGTAATTCTAATACCATTTTATGCGTTTTATTTATTAATTCAAGTAATGAGGAAATATTTAGATGGGTAAACAATGAAAAACCTAATTAAAGTTATTGCGTTTTATTTGGAAATGGGAGATGAAGGTTATAATATCAAAGACGGTTCAGATTATGAAGTTTATATTAATCCCGGATATATTTACGAATTATATAATTTTGATTCTTATTATGTGATTATAATGGGCAACGGAACAAGGCATAATATAAAACCAAATAAGGAATTGTTGAGGTAATGACAAACCTTGAAAAAGAAATAAAGCAATATGCACCGTTAATCCATTGCGTTATTAAGAATCATAATATAATAGTTCCAAGAGGTTTAGAGTATAGTGATCTTGTTTCAATCGGTACAATATCAATTTGGCAAGCGTTGGAAAAATGGGACGAAGAAAAAAACCCGAATAAAGCTACTTATTTATACCGGGAAATTTTATATAGAATGATTGATGAAATCAGAAGAATTACAGGGTATAGAAAAACAAATTTAATTAATTTCGTTAAATTAGACGATAGATATAATACTATTACTTTAAACGATAACCAAGAAAAAGAAGATGAATATTTAACAGTTAGAATTTTATCTAATTCCATAACCAAAAAAAGTAAGATAATAATAGACTACGCAATTCAGGGATATAGAAATGTTGATATTGCAAAAATGATAAACAAGACAGATTCCCGGATTAGCCAAATGAGAAAAAAAGCAATACAAGAACTTAAAAATTTACTGTAAAATTATATGCCATTAAATATTATAAGTAGACTCAAGTTAAGTTTCACAAATTTATTACTCAAAAATTTAAATATAAACCCTCTAATAACCCGATCAATTGCCGGGCAAAAGATAGATGCACCCGATTCTTATTTGCGGAATACAATGGCTTATCATGCGGTGTCGGTAGTCGGTAGTTGTGTAGATCAAATTGCAGACGATTTTATGCAATTACCGTTTATTATAAATCGGGTTACTATAAAGAATAACGAAATAGTCAGGGAAAATATTACATTAGAGGAAAGGTTTGCCCCATTCTTTAAACCAAACGAACACGAAACAAAAGCACAATTTATTAGGAAATTTGTTCAGCAGAAAAATATTGTCGGGGAAATGTTTTTAGAACCAGTTTATGCGACAAGATCACAACCGCCCGTTAAATTTTTCCTACACAATCCGAACAATATGGAAATAAATATTGAGTCGACCGGGATTAAAAGTTATACAGAAAGAATAAATGCACAAGAAATGGTTTGGTCGCCCGATCCAACGGATGATAAATTTTTAGTTTATTTTTGTATTGGTGATCCGATGGTTGAATTAAGAGGAACATCACCTCTCGATCAATTGAAATCTGAAACGGCGATGGAATGGCATGCCATGAGATTTGCATTGGCATTCTTTAAGAACGGTGCAAGGTTTAGTAATCTAATAACATTTGCGGAAGCGATAAACGAAGATGAATTACAGAGATTTAAATTAGCTTTCAAGAAGGAATTTCAAGGATCGTCAAACGCATTTAATACTTTGTTTTTATCCCAAGATGCGACCGTTAACGAAATGGGAACATCACAACAAGATATGATGTTTATTCAACAACTCGAAAGAGTAGACCGTAGAATTTGCGGACGTTATGGAGTTCCGCCCGTTATGATTGGATTGACAGATTCGGTTGGTTTGGGGAATGATGTGATCCAAGCAATGGAAAAAATGTATTGGGGCGGAACAATGGTAACCCAAGCATCGGTTATTGATGATATGTACACCAATTATTTATTGCCATTGTTTAAATCGAGTCCCGGCGAAAGATTAGAATATGTTACGGATTTTAGTAAAGTTGAAGCATTACAAAAAAATAGAACAATCGAATCAACTAGATTGATCCAAGAATTTAACAATGGTGGTATGACTTACGGGGAATTTGTAGAAGCGTTAGGAAATAAAACGATTGACGATCCATTGATTGCAGATGTTCGGGTGTTGCCTTTTAATTTAGTTCCTGCAACTGAAGTGTTGAACCCACCGCCGATTTTATTAGAAGAACCGACTGCTGAAGATATTGCAGACTTAGACGATGAAAAATATTTAACAACCGATCAAATAAAAATGGGGCATTTGTCAGCAAAGGGCAGATTAGATGTTTTATTATCAAACCAAAAACGGACGGCAAAGTTCAGGCGGATTAGTAAACAACGGGAAAAGATAGAAAAGTTATTTAATGAAGTTTATAAAAAAATGGCGGATCAACAAATGAAAGCCGTCATTAGAAATTTAAATAAAGTAGCAAAAGCAGAATTAGACCCTGACGATGTTAATGGGGTATTGTTAAAAGTCCCGGTTGCAGTTGAACAATTAAAGCGGGGATTCAGACCAACAGATTTAAAAGCAATAGATGTAGCAGAAAAAATAGTATCGACAGAAACAGGAATGGCGATTGAAGAAGTTAAAGTATTGTCGCCCGAAAGAAAAGCAGTTATCAGGGCAAGGGAAAAATTATACCCAAGTATAGTTATGGATACAAACAATTCGATCCGTAGAGTTTTAGAAGATGGGATTGCAAGCGATTTAGACATTGCAGATATATCAAAGAATATTCAGGGATTGTTTAAAGATAAAATTAAAAAAAGTAAAGCGGATTTAATCGCAAGAACAGAATCCGTTTCTGTAGTAAACGGCGGACAAGTTGAGTCAATGCGATCCGGTGGAATAGAAAAAAAGATGTGGTTAACAAGTCGGGATTCAGATGTTAGAGATGAACATGTTGTAATGGATGGTGAAATAGTCGGGATTGACGAAGAATTTAGTAATGGATCGCAAGTCCCGGACGATTTTAATGAAAGATGTACAATATTACCGATTGCCGAATAATGATTTGGGGTAGCAATGCGAGTTTTTATAAACCGCCAAATAGAGTTAATAAACACAAGATTAAAAATCCAATCGGAAAGCGAAGCGGATATTAAAATAGATGAATATTTAACAGGAAAAAAAGAAGCGTTTTTATTATTATTAGATTACATAGAACATGAAGAAGATTTAAAACAACAACACCCGCAAATATTCAATGATGAATTGGGGTGAACAATGGAAAAAACAAGTGTATATGGAATGTATTTATGTAACAAAAACAGGGAACAATTATTGCATTTATGTATAAAAAAACAAACGGAAATAGAAAATTTACAACGACAAATACAGAACTTGAAAGACAAATATGTCAACAAAAACTAATTCCAGACATTATTTATGTAGACATAAATACATTTCAGGCGGATTTATGTTAACATTTATCCACAAAGTAAAGTAAAGTAAAGTAAATACAATAGTAGACACATTTTTTTATGACAACAATAAAAGGAATTATTAAACAAAAATTAATCGGTAAAAAATAATGAGTAAGCAAGTTAAAGAAATTAAAAAACAATTTTGCGATAGTTATGTTATAAACCGTAAGGCGATTTCAATTGACGAACCAGATAAAAAAGGTTTGATATTTGGGCGAGTTCCTTTTGTACTTTCTACAAATGCAGTTGATCGGCATGGGGAAGTAGTTATTCCCAGAGGAATACAACTTAAAAATTATAAAAAGAATCCTATTGTTGCTTGGTCGCATAATGCGTTAGGTGGAATTTTTTCCAATCCTTCCGAAGATGATATTATTGGGAAGATTGATATTAATTCGTTTATGCAATCCGACACCGAATTAAGTGCCGATGTTTTATTTAATTTAACTGCCGATGAAAATGGGGAATTGCAAGACCCAAGAGCAAAGAAAATATACGATAAATTGAATGCAGGAGTATTAAACGCAGGATCAATTGGGTTTAGATCATTAGAGAGAACAGAGAAAGACCCGATAAAAGGGCAAACGGGCGTTACTCATAAGAAGTCGGATTTAATAGAATTTTCTATAGTTCCCGTTGGTGCAAATCCAATGGCATTACAAAAAAGTTTGGAAAATGTCGATAGTAAAACAAAAGAATTAATTTATAAAGAATTGTTTGAAAATATAGATAAAGATAAATTAGTAGATTTATATATTAAAACTGATGGTGGCAATACAGAAGGTAGACAATTTTTATTTCAGGAAGATAGCGAAGAAGAAATAATTAACGATCCTGAAAAAATAGAAGAAAAAGTAAACGAATTGATTGAACATAAAGCCGGACGGAAAATATCCAAGAAGAATGAAACAAAGTTGCGGAATGCAAAAACCGCAATTGAAGAAGTTTTAAACTCATTAGAAAAAGAAGAACCAAAACCAGAATTTAATAACCCGCACGAAGAAGAAGCGAATAATAATAAACCTAAAAAGAAAAAAACAATTAAGAAAAAAGAAAAAGAAAATATTTTCACCCCTGACAATGTTGAAATTATAACATTGGCAAATCGGTTAGGTGAAGATGAAATAGAAATTATTAATTTAGATTAAACGAATGGAGTAAATCTATGAATTTTAAGAGCAAACAAGAAGCCGTTAAATATCATGTTGACGGTGGAATGACAGAAGAAGAAGCAATTAAACTTGTTGATTCAAATGTTAAAACAAAAGACTTACCGGAAAAATCAGAAGGCAAGATTGAAGTCATTAAAGCAGAAGAAGTTTTAAAAGACTATAAAGATTTGGATAGTAAAGTAAAAGCGTTAGAATCAAAAAATGATGATCTAGCCGGGACAGTAGAAGATTTGAGTGCTGAAAATAAAAACATCAAAGAAGAATTGGCAAAAAGACAAGGGCAAGTTCAAGTTAACGATAAACTTGATGAATCTTTTGGTTATAAATCAATTGAAGAATTTGCACTTGATGTTTTTAAAACTGAAAAATCAGGCGAGAAACCTGAAAGATTAAAGAAGATGGGCGAAACAGTCGCTAAATTAGAAACCGAAAACAAAGCAGTCGGATCACCAAGCGGTTCA